GCAACACCCTCACTCGGCGCTCAGATTGACGCGCTACACACAGTACGAGATGCCATGCGGGCACTCAATAATGACCTCAAAATACTACAAGAAGAGAAGACAGTTTTAGAAGCTGGCTTACTTGCAACTATGGATGCTCAAGGAATTGAGCAGTCACGTGGCGCATCTGCGACCGCGACAGTCTCAAAGACAACTGTACCCAATGTCAATGACTGGGAAGCATTCTATAACTTCATCAAAGTTAATGATGCTTTTTATCTCTTAGATCGACGCGCTAGTGCTCCAAGCTATCGCGAGCTTTTAGAATCAAGAGACGGCGTGCCCGTTCCAGGCGTCGAGCCGTTCGAAAGAACAACAATATCACTTCGCACTCGTTAACAAACTACTCAGGAGGAAGCCACATGGCATCCACAGAACTATCCCTTGCTCAATCTATGCAAGACATCTCAGCATCCGTCCAATCCGAATATAAGGACATTATGGATGGCATCCAAGCTAAACTCAGCGCACCTTCAGGTAACACTATCCGGCTTACTCAAAATAAGAAATTTGTGCTACCCGATGGAGTCGAAAGCAATGGGCCCCTTGATGTCGTCATCGTGGGTTTTACATCTCGTAACGTCTACTACTCGGGCCAATTTAACCCTAACAACATTACGCCTCCAGATTGCTTTGCAGAAGGTGATAACCCGTCGTTAATGGCACCCTCTGACAAAGCTGAAATGAAACAAGCTGAAGACTGTAACGAATGTCCAATGAATCAGTTTGGCTCTAACGGTAATGGTAAAGCGTGTCAGAACCAGCGCATCATCGCCGTATTACCTGTCGGTAAACCTGACGCAGAAATCATGACTATCCGCGTTTCGCCGTCTGCTATTAAAGGTTTTGATAATTACGTATCAGGACTTAATACCAAGTACAAAGTGCCACCGTTTGCTGTAGTAACACAAGTTACATTTGACCCGTCTACCACCTATGCAAAATTGATGTTTGGTAATCCTATCCCTAACCCAGAGTTCAAAGCGTTTGCTGATAGAGCGGTAGAAACACCGCAGCATCTAGCCGCTAACTTCGTCCCTGCAGCCGCAGCAACACTAGGCCCAGCAGGTGGTGCTGTTCGTGGTAAAGGTCGTCGCTAATGGCTAAAAAGAAATCAAGAATCTTCGAACGTAAGCCTTTACCAATAAACAAAGATAAGACGTAGCGGCGAGTTATCGTCCTCCAACCTGCCGCCGGACAGGTGCTACACCTCCGGCACTTATTCTATAAGGAAATAGACATGAAAGATTTAATCGAACGAGTAAAACTACTCGAGCACACTGTCACGCGCCTTGCCGCACTTCTTGAGAAAGCAACCCTAGATAAGCACGAGCTGGAAGCAACCCTAACACGCAAAGTATTAGAGGAGATGACCCGTGTACCTAGAACCTAAGCTACTCTACAGACGTAATGCGGCAGGTGGCGGTCAGATGTGGTCCATAGAAGTTCACGATTGGGACCTCCACATTAAGCATGGAACCATTGATGACAATAATAATCACGGAAAACTACAGCTCCAAGTCGAAGAAGTCCCTGTCGGCAAGGCTGGGCGGACCCGGGTTGAGCAAGTCCAATCCCGCGTCGCCTCCCGGACCAACAAACAGCGCGATAAAGGCTACGTTGATAGCCTATCGGATGCTGTTAAAGGGACCAATGGAGCCGGCTTTATTAAGCCCATGCTTGCGACACCTTTTAAAGAAGTGCCTGAGACCGACTTAAACAAAGTATATGTTCAGATGAAATACGACGGCTTACGCTGCCTAGTCACTAAGAAAAACGGAGTACTGCATGCGTATAGTCGTAACGGTAAACCAATCAACTCTGTTGACCATATACTCAGCGAGCTACAAGACCGCCTCGATGAAGATGCTACGCTCGACGGTGAGCTGTATGCGCATGGGCTTACTCTACAGACTATCAATTCCCTCGTACGGGGCTCTACGAAAGATACTACCCAGATAAGGTACATGGTCTATGACACTATCAGCGACGATCCGTACACGCTTAGGATGGCCAAAATCAGGTCCACACTTAAAGGATGCAGCGCTTCGTCCTTGGTTCCTACATCGACGTTATCGTCGGATCTCGATAAAGCATTACAGGGAGCACTAGATGACGGCTTCGAAGGACTCATTCTCCGTACGTTGGACACCGGATACGAAGCCGGCAAGCGTTCTAAAAGCCTCATTAAGGTTAAGCGATTCCTTGATGACGAGTTTATCGCGTTTGACATACACAGTTCCGTCGATGGCCACGGGATTGTCTCGCTCTTTTCAAAAAATGGATCCCCTTTCACAGTTTCTGCACCAGGTACTGCGGCAGAAAGGGCGAAATGCCTTATACATAAAAACGAATACATCGGTAAAGCATTAACCGTTAAATACGCCAATCTGACACCAGATGGCATCCCGTTCCACCCTGTTGCAGTCGCATGGAGAGATGCAGCAGATTAGTTTCATGCCGAGCTTAGCGTGCTCCTTGCCCTACCGTCGTCTAGGGTAACTAAGTTGACGACCTAATGAATCTAGCATTGTTGGTGTTTTAGAACTTTTGATCCAGAGGTCTAGATAGGATCCCCCAGTAGCAGGTGGGTAACAGCTTCAGTACATGAGCGTTTTTCCAATCCTTTGCGTGGTATGTGCCGACTAGTCGCCGTTAGCGACCCTTTATTTACTTCAAGGAAGAAGTTATGAAAACGATAGTCCACGTGAATCAACACGTCATCAAAACTAACAGAGCCCTTGGATCACAAGCGCCTGTACTCACATGCAAGACCTACAAATCAAACGCATACGCTAGCGAAGTCGCCATCTTAGACAAAGACGGTGAAGAAGTCGGACGCTTTATATACAGTCCTGACAAGCCCCTCTCTTGCGGCGCGCACGTATGGTTTGAAACACAGAACGAAATCAAAGTCCTCAGCTAGTGGCTCAAAAGCCTGAGGCCGTGTACCGCAACTCGGTACATAAGCACCTCAACAAATCACACGTTTATTACGCGCCTATGGGAGGAAGCTATGTCGCTGGTATTCCGGACATGTACTACGAAGGATCTCTCGGCTGCTTGTGGGTGGAGTGGAAAAATTTTCAAGCCCTTCCATATACTATCGACCTTACCAAACTTTCGTCTAGATCAAAGTTATCTGCTCTCCAACAACAGTGGCTCACTCGGGCTCACAAGCATTCGGTTAAGACGGCAGTTATCTGTGGCTCACCGCTTGGTGGTGTCATCTACGAAGGATTAAATTGGCAACACCCGCTAACTCAAGATGAGTTTTTAGCTAAATCATTACCAAGGAAGGAAATAGCACTATGGCTAACCAATCAAGTTTCAGACGAATAGAATTCGGCAGCTACCAGCTTTCAAAAGGGGGCAGCTCAGAAATATACACCAAAGGTGTAGAACTCCATGTAACTGCGGACGCAATCCGTATACATCCTATAACGCTACACGCTAGCAAGGCGTCAAAATCATGCTACATTTCTATCCCCAACAACTACGAGGATATACAAAGCCTCATCAAGCTCCTGGAGGAATCATGATTTCCTCCATGAAAGAAGCCACTGAGATATGTGGAACCTTAGGTAAAACCTCTAAGATGCCGGGTTACTCATTGAGTCTCCCAGCATCAGCGTGTAAGACAGGCCAAAAACTAATGGCCATTGAAGGGAGTGTATGCAGTGACTGCTATGCGTGCAAAGGTCGTTATAAATTCAAGAACGTACAAGACGCAATGGCGCGTCGTCTTCAAGGGCTTACCCATCCTGCTTGGACGGCCGCCGTCACGTATCTTGTCACAAACTCGGTTACTATCGGCGTACCTTACTTCCGATTTTTTGATTCGGGAGATTTACAATCCGAATCGCACTTAATGAAAATATTCGCTGTATGTAACAACGTACCAAGCGTTAGTTTCTGGTTGCCTACCCGCGAGCACGCTATTGTTAAGAACGTACTACGTAGATTCCCTGTACCGAAAAATCTTACAATTCGTGCGAGCTCTGCTATGATTGACGGTGTATCCCCTACCTATAGCCCTAACACTGCTGCTGTAGTTACTAGCGAAGCAACGTGCCCAGCTCCGAAACAAGGTGGGGAATGCGCAAATTGTAGAGCATGCTGGGATAAAAATGTAGCCCACGTTTCGTATAAGCTACATTGAAAGAAAGAGGATCATAGTCATGCTTGTGTTAACGCGCAAAGAAGGCGAAGTAATTTTAGTAGGAGATAATATAAGGATAACGTTAGTGAGGTCTACTAACGGACAAGCAAAGATAGGAATCGATGCTCCAGATACCGTAACAATACTCAGGGACGAGCTAACTCATGAATCTACTAAAGATAACGACGGTCGCGGAAACATTTGATTGCTCCCCGCGTCATATAAGAAGACTAATCAACAAGGGTGAGATCAAGGTGGTCTCACTCGGCCCTTCACCTAAGAGCGACAGGATTGAGCGCCTCGAACTGGAGCGTTATATCGAAAGGAATCGAGCCACACGCGCAAACCCCTCATGCCACTCCAACTTCGCAACAAAACGTACTATGTCCGCGTCAGACGCAACGGCCAAGAAATTAAACGCGCTATTGGCAACAAAAAGCCAACGCAAAAAGGGCTTAGAGAATACGAGGACCTATTGCTAGCCGAACTTACTGCCTTACCTTCACTATCTTTTTCGCTTTTTGATGCTTTTACTAAGTATATAGACGGGCGGGCCACTGAAGTAGAACACTTCGACAAGCTTATGAGTACTATTCGCACTATAATGCCTTACGTCCAGACGGCGGCTATCACCGATGTAGTCTCTGTTGGGGAAAGTATAATAGAAGCGGGGAAGAAGCGAGGCTTAGCTAACGCGACTATCAACAAACAACTTGGCGTACTTAGACGCGTAGCCAATTTGGCCTTTAAGTGGGGGTGGATAGATGTACAACTCGGCGCTAAGATTGATAAGCTCCCTGCCTCACTAGGTAGAGAAAACTTTCTATCTCTCGCTGAAGTCGACCAACTTGCATTAGCAGAACCTGTTATATCAGATACCGTCCTGTTTCTGACATTCACCGGTATGCGATGTGGGGAAGCGTTCAAGTTAGTAGCCGCCGATCGTATCGACGCCACCCATATACTAATACCTAAAGAAATAACCAAGACTAAATCACCTAGACTATTACCTATCCCCGCTAGAATCCAGCACGTTGCTATACCCTTAACACTATCTCGTAATGTACTGAGTAATAAATTTATCTTAGCCCGCGAAGCAATAGGTCGACCAGAAGTAACGCTTCATGATTTACGTCATACGTATGCGTCGTGGATGGCCAATGCTGGCGTGGAGTTTCAAACCTTGCAAAAGCTACTAGGCCACAAATCTCCTAGCATGACAAATCGCTACTCTCATCTGATGGATTCCACCTTTGAAGCCGCAGTTGCGAAGATGGAAACTTTTCACAAAGCGGGAACAAAAGCGGGAACAGATGAAGATGGATCGGCTTGAAAGGTATGCCCACGGCGCGATTCGAACGCGCGACCTTCCCCTTAGGAGGGCGGTTTAGGGGCTATACACCACGTAATAATGCGGCTTTACAGCCTGTTTTATCGGTCTATGTTCCCGTTATCGGACCCAAAGCGGGAACAAAAGCGGGAACAACTGATTAAGGATTCAAGGATGAATAAAGGACAAACAAAGAAACACAGTATTTTAGAAGCGCTTACGCAAACGGCTATCGGATTCTCAGTGGGGTTAGCCTCGCAGCTTATCTTCTTTCCGATGTTTGATATTGATATATCGCTCCATCAGAATTTGCAGATCTCTGCTATATTCACAGTGATATCGATAGCTCGCGGGTATATACTACGTCGGGGCTTTAACGCTTGGATGGTTAAGCAGATTAATAAACTAGACTAAGGTTCTTCAGCCCATTCTCTAAGGAGTCGCTTATCAATATTGCAAGAATCAAGATAGCCCCGCAAGTCGAGCGCATACTCCGCAAGGTCGCGGTAAGATTCCCCCTCGAATGGCGGCTTGAGGCAGTCCTGCAGCAAGTCCTGAGGAGGAAGTAGCTTTATGGTTTCAACACGTACTGCTCTATCGCAAGAGCTTAAGGACAGCATCAGGAACACGCCGATCAAGGCAACCGTCATCGGGCGTTTCCCTGAGATCCGCCTTGAGCTTATTTCGTTCATGCATAACCGCCTTGGTATCGTTTTGCTTCCTTATGACGAGCTTAGCGTTGGCAACAAGCTGGTTCTGCACTATTTCAAGAGTACGCGCTAGAGCTGCTACATTTTGCTCTGCGATGACAGCCTTGGTGTACTGCTGCTTCGCTACCAAGCCCAGCGCTATGGCGCTACTTAGTGTTAGTGCAAAGCCCACTGCAGCTGCTTTACCAAACAACGAATTCACTTCGGCCCTGAGCTTGTGTAGAGACCGAATACTGCAGCACTTATCCCAACAACTGTCGATACGAACGCAGCTTGCGTTGACGTGGGGAGTGCTAGCGCCATAAACCAGAATGACACTTCATAGAGTAACCACGAGTACCCGAGGATTAATATCCTGGGCACTACGCGGTATTTGTTAAGTAGTTCGTGGAGAGGCATGGCTATAATCTAAAACCACCCCTAGATGGGGCACCAAAAGAATCCAAATACTGGGACAATGACCTTAATCCGTTATTAAGACTTAGCATATTTCTGTCTTTCCGTAGCCCTATAGTATTGTTATTCAATTGTCCTGCCGTTAGGTCTGCAGCCGTAATACCACTATTAGGTCTTGCTACCATCAAGTTATTAACTCGGTCATTAGTATTCTGAGTCACCAGCTGCTCACGTTTTTGCTGCTGCATATCAGCAACTCGCTGATTACCCGCTACTTGCTGCTCAACGAAAGCTTCGGGGGTTTGTACTGTTTCTCCTTGGCTGACATCACTCATCCCACCCGCTACTTGCTGTTGCAAATTGGTAAAGGAGGGTACGCCATTCTGCATTGTGCTAGTAATAGGAGCAGAACCTGGGGCTTGCGAAGCGTTGAGGCCTGTAAGATCCATGCGGTTATTACCACGCTTTTGGATATTGGCATTACCTTGCGCTACGAATGAGTTCGTTATCCCTCGGCTAGCACCAAGATTAAGACCGCTTTGACCACCCTGCGGTCTAGGCCCTAAAGAGCCAGACGTCGTCTGGTTGCCGTACGCATTAATAGCCATTCTATGTAATCTCCATATTAAACTCGTCCACTCCTGTGGTCAGCCCTGCGAACTTTTGGATCGCTAGCCTAGAACTTGTTACTGCCCATTTATTATACGCTACACCGAGGTATAGTCCTAAACCTATGCAACCATGGAGATCGTCTTTAACATTAGCGACATGGAATAGAATATGCGTTCGGCCTGGCACATCCATCACTTCGAATGTATCCCCGAACTTGGGGCTTTGCACACGCTTGCACACGTACTTCCCTGGAGGGATACAAGAAACGAAAGGCTTATTACATTCCCAGGGTCGTTCTACGGTATATAGTGTTCTACCCTCGATAGTGAACTCACCGAAAGTACCGACTTCGCTATGCGAAGCAAATCGTTTTAATTGCACATCCATGTGCTTTCTCCTGTTTTAAGTAACGATTACTGCTACCCACAATACACCAATACCACCATCACGCCTTTTATGGAGGCGTAGGGAGCTGGGCTAATATTTCTGCAAACGTAGGCACTGGATCCCCCACAACATGGGCGTTTAATATAGACTGACCAGCTACCCAAACATTGCCTCTCCATAGTACATAGCTCTCCCCTTCTACTTGAAATGGGTTAACACTACCAGCATAAGAACAAGCAGATAAAATATTGTCGTACCCATTAGCCACAGCCGTATCATCTAAGTAGCTCTGAATAGCCGCAGTAAGTCTTGCCACCTCTACAGCTTCTTTAGCTACTACAGCTTCATCATAAGCCTCTTGGTTGCTCACTGCCCAAGCTAGGTCATAAGATAGAACACCACCACCTATCCATAGGTCTGGCGCATCAGCAGCCACTACTTCATGGGTAGTATCTTTAATATCCAAGGCTTTAGTTCTGCCCACCACCATTCTAGAAGCATCAATATCAATAGGCTCGAAGTCTGGGAACATGTAGATAGCTTTTTTAGAAGTTATTTCTCTTACAATTTGCATGGTAGTTATAACCTATCTATGTAAAGTTCAGTTGCTGAAAGTGCCTTACCAACGTACACACCCGCTAGACTATTCTCTGTCAGCGTACCAGTACCCGTCACGTAGTAGTCAGAGCCTATGGTTAAGTCTGTTTGATTTGCGTCAATGAAACCTTTAACACCCACTGATACTGTTTGGGCATCGGTTGCTGAGGCTTGGGCAATACCAATAGTGTTTGAGTTGTTTGAGGTGTCAGTTTGGTAAACTATTGCTGTGCCGAAACTAGAGTTGTCTACGTCAGCATAAGCTATAATATTTTTAGTAGTATCCCGTGATATAGAATAATAACTTGATGAGGCACTTGCAAACACTGTGGCAGTACCAAAACTTATTGAATTTCCAGAAATCGCACCAGTAACTAGTGTGCCAAAACCCCCATTAATCTCGTCCCTGTAGGTTATTAGTATTTTGCCAGCGGTTGTGTCATAGATTGTGTCTAGATGAGATATATTCACACTGGCGAAAACCACCGCCGTGCCAAAACTAATTGTAGTACCAGAAACTGTACCTACAATAGCTTTTCCGTAATCTACAGTAGCATCATCATCCCTGTAAGATATGGCTATTTTATTATTAGTCAGGTCGTGCATTGCGCTTGTGAGGGATGTAGCCGCACTGGAGAAAACCACTGGTGTACCAAAACTTATAGCAGTACCAGAAACAGTACCTACTACTGCGGTACCATAGCTAGAGTTACCTAGGTCTTGGTAAGTTATAACAACTTTGTTATTAGTTGAGTCATAGACTGCTGAGGTATAGGTAGCGGAAGCTCCAAACACCACGGCAGTACCGAAACTGATGGAGGTCCCAGAAACTGTTCCTACTATAGCAGTACCTTTGCCAGTATTGCCATTATCTCTATAAGCAATGACTACTTTATTGTTGGTGTTGTCGAAAGCTGTTGAGATGTAGGGAGCACTGGCACTTTCAAACACAGCCGCAGTACCAAAACTTATAGAGGTTCCAGAAACAGTACCAACAATGGCTGTACCAAAGCTAGAGTTACCAACATTTTGATAAGCTATAACAACTTTGTTATTAAGGCTATCATAAACTAATGTTATAGAGCCTTGAGTACTAGTATTGAATACTACTGCTGTACCAAAAGTTATACTAGTGCCACTTACTGTACCTACAATGGCTGTACCATAGTTAGAGTTACCTAGGTCTTGGTAAGCTATAACCACTTTGTCATTTAGGGTATCAAAGGCGGATGAAATATTACCACTGGAACCAGCACTCTCAAACACAGTAGCAGTACCAATGGCTTCACCACCACCAGTCTGACCCACCACACTTACTGTCCCGTCACCGTTCAAAGCAACAGCCAAACCAGCCGAAGCTATAGTACCAGTAGCAACGAAGTCTTTAGAACTACCACCACCTGTTGCGCCCCCACCTACGCTTCCCCATGAAGTACCGTTGTAACCTTCAAAGGCTGATAGTGTCCCGTTGTATCTGAAGTAACCTGCTGAGGGTGAACCATCACGTTGAGCTGTAGTTCCTGAAGGCAAACCTATTGAGCCTGTCTCGCTTGTTATTAGCCCTGATAGGTCTGCTAAGTCTCTTGCCTTACTCATTAGGCTACTCCAATTTCTTGCTGTGCTATGAAGTCCTTACGGTTCTGAATAACTTCAGGAGTCCAAGTGAGATTAGCTAAGTCAACAATACGCTGATTAGTTACATCACCTAAGCCACGAGCAGGGTCTAATACGTTACGATGGAAGGTTGAGGTTAATTCAACGCCATCCTCTAATATTGAAGTCTTTTCCTGTATCTGAATTTGACCATCTGCTAAGACTGTCATTTGAGATATTTCTACTTGTTTTGTAATTGCCATGATTTTATACCTTGTACGTTATTGAGAAAAAGAGCTTTGAGCCTGCTGCAACATCACTAGGTATTAGGGGTGTTGTTCCAGCTGTTGAGTCAAATAATTTTATTGATATAGTTGACGTATTGCCAACACCTCGCCCCATTAATGCAAATGTGCCTGACAGGGTTAACGATGTCCCTTCAACGGGGCAAACTACAAAGCTAACAGCTGTGCCCATCGTAAACGGCAACCCCCCAAAGAATAGCGCTCCTGCCATGCCAGATGTAGTGTTTATCTCTATGTATGCGTTGCAAGTCACGATGTCACCGCATTTAGTGTAATCGCCCTCCTGAGTAGTATAAGTATTCGTTCCCGCCGTGGAGATGCCGTAAAGTGTAGGAGTAAAAGTTCCCTCCTCGTAGTCGTCAAGGGTAGTAGCGTCTGCACTTGCATTTTGGGTTACTGGGAATTGAAGTTGTCCCTGAGTTACCTTTATAGAACCCGCCCGTGATACCCTGAGTATCTCAGTGTTTAACGTATTATCATCATTTAACGCCCTAACTAGTAAGTCTGACGTTGTTCCAGTTAGTGCCCATTTTTTAGCATCTACAGCTTGGTCAGTTTCTTCTAAAATTATCTGTGGTGCTGTTGTTGATATAAACTGAGCCGCTGTAAACGAATTAGGTAAGGCAAGCGCCGCCTTCTCAGTATCTAACTCATCTATAGCGGCTTGTACGTTTGTTGCTATTATGTTTCCTGTTGGCACGTTCACCACATTAGTGGCTGTCAATGCAGTAGAGGACAAGAAGTTAAATGAGACCATAGCTATCTCGTCATTCAGGTCTGCACCCACTGTTAGCGTGACGGTATTCGCTACATTATCTAAAGTGTAATCCACTGCGGGTAATAATTTAGCACCGTTTAGAAACACTAGTATTGACGCGTCAGTATCGTAGAGCAGTACAACACCATTATCATCAGCACCACTAAATAGGGTCTGACTTGCTGTTGCTGTGTAAACTAATTCCTGTGTGATTGTATCTAATACAGATGCTGAAGCACCGATCTCAACAATAGCGTCCGAGCCGTCGTTTTTCTTTGTATATAACCTACCGTCATACGTGTTTAACGCTAGCTCACCTAAATCTAAGTCAGCAACTAACGGAGCTTTCGAGGCGACCGCGCTACGTTTTAACTTTAATGTATTAGCCATATGGCTTCTCCTTAGTGCTTATATAAGCAGAGATTAGGTTTCTTAGAATGTACCGCCATCAATAACCCAAGCATTCAGCCTGAGGGGTGTAACGATACGTAGGTCATCTGAGCCTGCATCGACTTCAACTTGCGTAGCTAATTCAGCAATACCTGCTACTGTTTGCGTAGCTTGAACTTCATCACCAGAGTTAGTACCAGACGTATTACCAAGTTTGGTAACCGAGGCATCTGTTAATGCGTTAGTGTCAGCATTAGATTCATACTGCGTTTTGATGCTAGCAGGTGTTAAGTTAGCCTGAACAATAGTCCAGTCAGTTTCTGCTGCAGCATTGTCAACCTGAGAAATCAGCGTGTCACCTATCTCTACATCTGCTGTAAAGAAGGTACCTGCTACCGTTACGGTGTAGGTATCACCGGTAACCGTCGCTATTGGCGTGCTATCTAAGTTTGGAGTATCGGTTGACGCGTTGTAGTCGCCTTTGTACGCCATACCTGAAGTTACAGCTCCAGCAACCTGGGCGGTCACGTAGGCTTTTACAGATTGCTGAGTCGGTACTTTAGATGCCGAATCCGTAGCAAAGCTATCTTCATCGATTACAAAACCTACTGCAGCAGAGGATGTGTCGCTGTTCATCACAGCACCAGCAGCGTCGACCGAGGCCGCGTCTGTTACGTCAGCGCCTGCTTCAATACCGTTTAATTTAGCTACGTATTTCCAACCGCCGACTACTTCTTGCGACGCACCAGCAATACCGATGAATAGTTCACCGTCGCCTGTACCTGTACTTTCTGAATAAGCTAACTCACCTTGTGTGAGCCCCGTAGGAGCAGCAGAAGTACTACTGCGTTTGATCCGTATTGTATTTGCCATTATTAATTCCCTTAGAAATAGCCGCCATTAGTATCTAAGCCACCATTATCAGCAGCTAGCTCTGTCTTATAAACTATCGGTTCCCATATACCGGATGTATACACGGAGAGAACCTGTGTACTTGTTTGAAGCCATAGTTGTCCATTGTCTGCACCTGCCGGAGCGCTCTCACTGTCGATGACTTGCCCAGATCCATTATTACCCGCTGCACCAGCTGGACCTTGAATACCGAGCGTAACTATGTCTACCGACTTAGTCCCAGGCGATACCGTGGTTGTGTTGTTCCGTATCGTTACTGTAGTAGTCATTTGAACGCGTTGAAATCGAAGAGGCTAAGGAGCTTGGATTTGACATGCTCACCGAAGCTACCTGCTGTAACGTGATCCGAGGTGTTGGCGTCCCATACTGCGGTAGCGTTTTGTGCATCTGTTGGAATAGATAGAAGTTTAGCGTTCTCTGCTTCACTAAGCCCGCTGCCTGTAGAGATAACGATTACTTCTACTTGCGGTGGAATGTAGGCAATATCGACTGACGTTGCTAATGCAAGACTAGCTTTATCAAATACCGCAATACCTTCCTGTCCATCATCTGTAATTATTGTTCCGTTTATGGTCAGTACATGTGACGTATCAAACGGCACTATTCTTGTCCCACTTAGCAACACTGCATATCTTTCGGTGAACTTACCACCGCCTTTGCTTACGTTACCTTCTGCGTTCATAAACACATCGTAAATACGTAAGCCTTCATCTGTTCTTCTTAGCGTTCTCATCTCTTTGTAAATGTCGATTGGGTTTACAGTAGCCCCGACCGTGTCTGCGTGTAGGTATATTCTGCGGTTAGCGCCATCTATAGAAGCTATCAGCGTCATACATGTAACCTCCCGTTGCTATCCAATGTGGCATCATGTTCAATCGCCACCCATTTCAAGGCTACCGTTGCAATCATTGCGTAAAGTTCCATACCGTCGATCATTCCATCAGCAGCATAGTCATTGACAGGTTGCTTGTAGATGTCGCTCAATCTTCGGTATATTCTGTCGAAGCCACCGATAACCTGGATTTCTTTCCCCAAGTCATCGGTTATTACTTTCTCGACATGAATACTTATAAATGGCTCACCTACAGGTATAACATCAATACTAATTGTTCTAATTCGTAGGTAAGCCATAGCAGCTCCTATACGTTATTTTCTGCGGCTGGTGCGCATGTGAACGCTACGGTTGTTTGTTGCGTTATGCTGTAAAGCGTTTTAGCTTGGGTAGCCCCGCCATCACCTTCACATAAGAATACGCAATCTTTATCAGTCTCAGCAGTACCGCCGACCGTATCACCCGTATAATCGAACGGGAAGATGATCTTGTTATTACCATTGGCTGAAGAAGAAAGACCTTTAACTGCCACTGATGAAGAGTTTTCAACTGTAACTGCGCCAGCGGTGTTGTAAGCTGCAGCAAAGAAACTATGATACCAAGAGTTAACATCGCCTTTAGCAGTTGAACCGATATCCGCTTCTACTGAAACAGAGAATGAGTAAGCCTTGACAGTACCGCCATCATCGGTAAATACAACTCGTTGCTGATCGGCTGTTGGAATGTTCGTGATGTACATTCCTTCAGTAGTTGGATCAACACCAGATTTAGTTACGATTTGACCTTGAGCATTGTATGAATACCAAGTTTCAATGTCTTTACCTAAGCTACCTGTAGTTACACCAAGACCATCTGCTTCATCTGGTTGTGTTGCGAAAGCATCTAACCATGCTACACACTGGTTTAATGTAGCTGAGTTTGAGTTGATTAGTTCCCATGAGAACAATCTACTACCTGTTTCATCAGAGAACTCAGCAGACTTAGCAGAAGGCGCGGCAATGTTGTTTAATTCCATCGTCGCCCATACACCAGTGGGGGTCGTGTAAACATCTGCAAGAGGATGAGTAGTTGTGTTAGTTGTTAAATGCACAGACTCGTTCAATGCGAAACCTGTTGAGTAACCACCTAATTCTGTGATACCCAAATCGGTAGTAGTTGCTTTTCTATCGTAGTTGTTTCCGTATGTACGGACAGACACGGCTTCATAGGTACGACTATCGAAAGACCCGTTAGACACATCACCGAATACTTGAACCGCTTCATCTATCTGACCAACTTTAGCGAAATCCGTTGCTGTACCCTGAATGGCTAATTGATAGTAAGGTTGTGATCCAGCTTCGATGTTGGATAAACCTTTGTTACCGAAGTAGATCCGTGTAGCTACCGCGCTTGCATCAAGCTCGTTCCAGCCGGAGCCGCGAATACCCGCTCTATCAGCATCAGTCGATGGTGTTTTAGCATTAACAAAGTTATATGCACCACCGAACTTAAAGGTACCTGAAGTCCAACGATCATACTGACGAAGCACTTCATCTGAAGCACGTTCCTGATTTTCAAAAGCGTAGATAGCCTCGAATTTCAAGCCATCTGCACGAATCAATGGATTTGGATCTGACGCACCACCACCGACGCTGGTTAAATCAACCGTTGCCAATTCATCTGCGTAGATAAATTCAATCAGGTCATTCGCTTTGTCGAAGTAGATGTTGCCATCTGGTGTTCCGGCTCGCGAGTCTGTTGATTGGACGAGTGTTGTATTGTAGTTGGATAAATCTATAAGTGCCATGTGGCTACTCCTCTGGTAATAAGTTTTCTAAAATAGTTGCGAGTCGTACATTTTCAATACCCAACTCATTGTTCACGCCTGCCAACTCGTCTATCTGAGCCTTTAAATATTCGTTCTGCTTTTCTTTTTGGAAATTAATTCCCGCGTTGAAAGCGAGCAATTCGTACTTCTTTGCGAAGTTAAGAATATTGAACATAAGCGCATCGTTAATTACAGGAGGGAAACTATGAATAGCCTCGCCTGTCACGTTCTTTCTTACAGTCCAATCGCTCTTAACTGCACCATTCGTGTTCTGTGTAACGTGCGATGTTTGTAAGTCAATCAATTCAGGTTGCTCTGCCATTAGTTATTAATGTCCTTTTTTAAATTTATGATGACGTTTTGATCGCCAGCGGTTGCGGAGTAGTAAGTCACAGACTCTTCAAAGTCATTAGCTTTAGGTAATATCTGAATCGCATAGTTGGTACCATTGACAAAATCGTAAGCATAAGATTGAGATGCGTTTGTTGCGTTTTCATCCCCTTGAACTTCGTTAGCACCCGCCAAACTTCCTGTGTTGGTTACTTCATAGATGCGGTATTCGTAGTTCGTAATTGCGGGATTTAACGTGTAACCCAACGTAGACTTGTCTACCGAAACAATGAAACTTCCCAATCCTGAGTTAAATATTGTCGGAGTGGTTGCGCCAGCGACTACGTTGATGGTTAACGTAGCAGCGACTAGCATATTTATACGAATCGTTTCGTTACCTGTACTTCCGTTTATGCCTGCATAACCACTGTCATTACTGTTCCATGTGTAGGTTTCGTCTGTTCCTGTAGAGATGTTTAACTCTACTGCGTGACCGGTGCCTGTAGACTCAAATGTAGAAAACTTTATAAAATCCAAATCGGAAACAATAACTGCCGCAGAAGCAGGTGAGTTTCTAACCGTAGTTTTATTCAACTCGCCTGTTAGCGTGATAGCGCCGCAACCATTGAATGTACAAGAAGCCATAGTGTTAGCGATAGCCGCTGTACCACCTGAAGTGAATACAACACCTGATATTGCTTGACCTAACTTGGTAGCTACCGTTGCGTAGTTGGAAACTGCACCGCCTGACATTGTGAAAGCAGTAGCCGCTGTCGTATCAAAGTTGTAGTCAACTAAGCCGGATGCCGATATAGATGAGTTTGTTAGTGTTGCTGTGCCTGTAACATCGAAGCCATACGTGTAAGCACCACCTAGCGTGTCAGAGAATACTAGCGTTTCACCGCTGGAAGTCATAGCTGTACCGTCGAATGAAACACTACCTTGCGTAAACACGATACCTTCCTCTATTCGCATTACACCAATAGCGGCTGTATCATCTTGTACTGTTGCCTCTGTGAATAACGCGTTTGAATCAGTTGTACCATTAAAAGATAATCCAGCGCCTACTTCCATAGCATCGACAACAAAGTTATCAAAACGTGTAGTATTACCACCTACGTCAGTAACAAATCCTATTTCGGTGATATCGCCTAATGTAGCATTTGTACCACTATTACCGCTCGGTGTAGATGCTGTGTTTACTGCCCATTTTATGAAACCACCTGAGTATGTGTCTGACCCTGCTACGTTCCAATAAGAGGTGTTTGCGCCATCGCCTAGCGCGATTTGCATACCACCGTTAGCTTTCAGTAATGCAGAACCAGCAGCTAAGAAAGCCGCCCAGATGTAGGCGTTGCCTAGAGGGACTTTTGTTAACCCAGTACCTGTGCCGCCTGACGTAAAGTCATAGCCTAGTGCGTTTGTATAGTAAATCTTTACTCGTTGCTTGTTAGTACGAGAGGCTCTTGCATCAGTACCCTCAGCCACTAAATCGATTGTACCTACTGAATTTAGAAGACCAGCACCACCACCAGAACCCGAGATTGTTAATGCCGCCCAACCTGTAGCGGTATCAGCATTGTCTACTCTAGTAGCTTTGTATGTGCCGCCTGTATTTATCGTTACTGGCATTAGTTACGCTCTATCAACCTGTCAAGCTTGTCGTTCATACGATTGAAATTAGAACTCATGCTCTCCATGGCTTTGATGCTACGTTCTTCGCTGTTGTTCATCATATTCGTGACGTTATCGATCTTGAGCTCATTAGCACTGATACGCTTATCTAACGTCGCAGCCCACGAAAACATGCTTGTAGCAAAAAGAGCCGTAATAATCAGATGGCCTACATTCAGACGTTTGTCCAAGTGCCAATGACTAGATAGCCCGTCTTCATCGCGATGATTGAGATGCTCATGCATAAGATATTCCTACTCGGTTATCCCAGACGTTATCAGCATTATCGTTGCCATCAGCTAGGGTTTCGGTGAACACGCCGGCCGGCGCTTCAATCCCACGTAAAATCATCCATGATGATGACGCGGTGTTATTAGAATCGCTCCAGCCTTTGTAGTAGGTGTTTCCAACTTGAGCGTACTCGCGGTAGGCGTATTCAGTAGCTACGCCGCCCGTTCCTGTTCCTGCTGGGCCTTGTACACCTACCGTTACGATGTTTACTTTCTGAACGATGGGAGTAACAGACATAGCTGTAGTAGAAGCTGTAACAGATATATTTGAATTTACGAGGGATACGGTGTTTTCGACAGGCGCTAAAGCTACTGTATGTTCCTTTGGAACAACAGTGATGCTAGTTTGTAACGCTGAAGAAGAGATAGCCATTATCTGGTTATCTCGGTATCTATTTTGACATTGCCTTTAAGCAGGCGGGTAACCACACCAGCAGCAGAAACCATTTCGAGATCGTAGTTACCAGCAGTCCACGAGATAGCAGCGGTGTCAGTAGCAGAAATGAACAGGCGAACTTCGCCAGGGGCTGTACCAAGAATCAAACCACCGTTTTCTGTAGTTAGTTCTAGTAAGGTAGATGCAGCATCTATTGAGTCACGGATGTGTAGTCGAGCTGTGTAGTTTTCAAGTCCTGCAACAGGTGAGTTAGACTCATCACTCCATGTAAGAGGCACGTCAAACGTAGCACCCTGTTCGATGACTACATTAAGTTTGCCCGCTACCGCTTTGATTGTATCTATCGCCATCCTTGGCTCCAGTATGCTGTACTATTTTATTGATGTGACTCAACCATTGATCTAGAGAAGCCACGCTTTTCATCTTGTTACACGTGCCGCAAGCTGGTGTTATATTACCTGCTCGGTATGCGTCGCTGCTGTCGATCCGGTCTATACCTATACCATCTATTTTATCATTACAGTAGGCACAATGCGAGTTCCACAGCTTGACAAAGTCCCCAATGGTCAGATCCCACTTTATATCTCGACTGCGCGCACTAGACCTGTACTCGGCAAAGCGGATCGTTATG